CAAAGATCACGTTCCCCTCCGACACAGTGTATCCCCGTTCAAGCTGATAAAGCCGCTTGAGTTCGTCTCTCTGCCTCGAATTTGGCCGGGGGTATAGTTCGGTCCACCGTTCCCGGATCTCGCTTAAACAGGCCCTTGCTCGCTCCTGTGCGGCATCATCGAGAAAGCCATGAGGCCGGGACTGCCTGCCGTTGCCCATTTGTGGGGTAAACGGGTTTATGAATTGTGCGCCGGGGTAGGTCACTTTATATCCTCCCCCTTCCCCTTCGTTCCACACCTGGGGCAGTAGGTTTCTTTTCCTTTTTCCTCTGGGGCAGTAGCGTGGGTAGAGTGTCTTTTTCAAAATAGTACCTTTTGTCCTCTCTTTAATTCGGCTACGGTGATTCCTTTTTGCTCGGCTTGGATACGGTCTTTGGCAATACGGCAGAAATTTTCGGCCAATTCACTTCCGATAAATTTCCTGTTCATTTTCTTGGCCACATTAAAGGTGGTTCCGGTCCCTGAAAACGGGTCACAAACAGTCGCCCCTTCTTCTGTAAATGACTGAATAAAGTATTCGGGTATTCTTTCGGGGAATGTTGCAGGATGCCCACCATACAACCGCTCAACCTTATTGAATCCGCCGAAGGTGACGGGTATCCAGTGTGGGGTTTTTCCCTGTAAAAGCATTGGCGGCTTGTGTATGCCGTTCCACTTCCAGTTTTCGGGCCAGAAGTAAATAGCAATCTCGACTGGATTCATGTAAAGATACCGCGGGGCATACATGGCTTTATATGGCTGACATTTTTCAAGAACGGGGCGCAGTTTGGTAAAAAATTCAAGGTTGTTATGGCTTCCGATGATATAAACCGTATGAGTAGAAATTCTCCGAAGTTGGGTTATAATCTTTTCGTTCCAGTCAATGAAATCGGGCCAGTCCATAACATCCTGATAATCCCCGTAATCCTTGCCGATATTATAAGGTGGACTTGTAACCGTCAAATCCACACACCCTTCCGGCAGTTGCGGCAGAATATCCATACAGTCTGCACAATAAAGCAATCCATCCTCGCACTCAAAAAACGGTGTCTGTTTTATGGATTGTTTGATTTGGGATAGGGTCATCTTAGGGCCTCTAACGCTTTCTCGATTTTGCTTTGCAGGTCCGCACTAACCACTTCCGTATTAATTTTCGGTTGCGACCTGATTTCATCGCTTATGCTCGCCCAATAATCAAAGCCCGTATCCTTGTCATTGATACTCACACTCTTTATGTTCCCCTCGAAAACCTTGATATAGGCGACAAGTTCGCGGATATTGTTAATAGGAATGTCGCCCTCAACGTCCTCATCGGGGTCGTCGTAAGGATGGCCGATCCAGTCCCGAACCTCATCCACAAGGGGGTCGTCCAGCGAAACATCCTTGAAATCCCTGCCTTTTGCCTGAAATACCTTTGCGATAATGTCAATTCCGGTTGTGGTTTCACCGGTAACGCGCAATGCTACTTCCATTGTTAATCCTTTCTGGTTTGAGTTATCTTCTCACCGCCCTATACTCCGCCACATAAGCCGTACCCCAGCGGGAAGGGACTTCTTTGCGTTCAGTTTTAATCCTGTACCTGCGCCGGAAGGCGGCGTATTTCTCAGAATGGCGGAGTTCCCATATCCGCGCGCCCAACCTCTTGATTCCCCATGAGTCTGCAACTCTTTGTGTGATCCTGTCTTTTTCCTGTAGTTTTCTTTTGATGAATTCCGTTTGTGTCATTTTTGAATCCTTTCAAGAAAAATACGCGCGGGACATAAGGAGAGGAAAAGCCCCGCGCGCACAAGGAGGAGGAAACGAATGATTGCTGACTACCCCTTTAGAGGTAGCCGGGCATCCCTGCCTGAACATCATGTTCATTTGTCGCTTCATGCGTAAATCCTCGTGCTGGCATATTAACTCTCTGGCTTCCACGCCTTGAGTTTTTCTTCATCCATACCCAGATTCGCCACAGCAAAATCAACAACGTTGTCGATGAACTTAACGGTCTGATACTTGTTCATTTCGCTGAGGCGCAGATGTTTACCGTCCTCGCCTACAAAGCCGCACAGTGCCGTTAAAAGCTCGTGTGCTGCGTCCTGAGTAATGGGAATGTCTTTGCTTATGCCGAACGCCTCTACGGGAATTGTAAAGCCCTCTGCCTGCAACTGCTCGTGAACAGCGGGCAGCAGCAGACCCCAATAATAGCCCAACTGCTGCTGTGTCTTGGGGTCAACTGCCTCGCCGATTATTTCGAGCCGCATTTTGAACCACAGGCCGCTGTTTCGCTTAATCCACTTCTGAACCAAGTCCGGCCTTGTGCAGTGCAGCTTACCTTGTGAAATTGTCCCTGAGTACTCTGGCATCCTTGCCAACTCTCCCGTTAATTGCCAAATGGAACCTCATCTTCTGATGATTCTTCTGTTTCCTGCTCATCCTGCTGCTCTGCTTCAGGATCATTGTCTGCTTCTTCTGCCGAAACATCGTCAACAGTTTTAGATTCAACGTTCTTTTTGAGCCGTTCCTTGTTCTTTTTGAGCCGTTCCTTAAGGCCCTGAACGCCAGCCTGCATACTGCCAGCCATATCAGCGGCATGGTTGTAATCGAACTGCTGGTCATCGGTCTCGATGGCTTTAACGAGGTCTGGGGACATTGGCAGGTATTTAACTATTCTGCGGACAACAGTTTTGCGGGCCATCTCTGCAAAGTCAGTAACCCACGGGCCGTTCTCTTTGGCCTTGCTGCGGTCTCTGATACGCTCGACCTCATCGAGGGTCATAATCTCAAGCTGTCGGCTTCCGTCTTTGAGTTCGGCAACAGCGTAAACACAAACAATCTTGCCTCTGTCACCGCCCAAATAAGGCTTATGAATAAGTTTCTGGTCGAGGCCGTACTCGACATCGAATTTATCCTTTTCGTAAACCACACGGCTTTCTATGCGTGAGATATTGCCGCTTCTGCGGGCAAGGTCGATAAGGCCCTGATAGCCCGCTATAAATTGGCATTCAAAAGCTTTGATTTTGCCGTTGTAGTAAGGAACTAAATAACCTTGTCCCAAAGTCCCAACGCAGTCCAAACCAAGCTCTGCGGACTTCATAACCGATTGCAGAAAGCTCTGCGGGGTGCATTCAAAAAGTTTCGGCTGCCTGCTTGCCGCTACAAGTGCCAGCTTGACAATGCGTTCCTTTGTGATATGTTTCGGTGCTACATCTGCGAGGGACTTTTGGAATTGGTCAGAGTTCAGAAGTCTCTCTAAACTCTGCTTTGCTTTTGTGAGTTGATTAGCATTCATTTTTCAGATTCCTTTCTTATTTAGCTTTCTTAAACCGAGCGACTCGGTATTTGGTGATGTTTGCGAACTGAGCAGCTATTTCAGGCAGTTGGTCTTTGAGGGCCTTTGCGTCAATTCCGCTGCGGCTCTGCTCAAAATATGTAACCTGCCCGAATGAACAGTTACCGCACTCAGCCTGTCCCAAAGCGGTCAAAACTTCTGCCTGTGCAGCATCGCACATCTTTTCAGCATCACGCTTGGCCTGCTGTGCATCGAGCCACTTTTGAACAAGCTCATCGGGGACATCAACAACACTGTTCGGCTCCCGGATAATTCGCTTAATCATCAGTGCTGACGGGGTAACATTTGCCGGTGGAACATCGGCTTGAACGTGCTTATCCCAGAACTCGATAGCCTTCTCGCAGATGATATTTCGCAGCTCTTTGTCTTCCGGGACGTGGAAAAGCTGAAAGCCTCGACCGCCCAGAACCGCTGCGATATGACAAATATCTTTGTCAACGCACAGCATATGTACGTGTGCCTGTGTGATGATATGGTCGGGCACTTGGTCAGTGCCCTCGTCCCCCCAATTGCCAAACAGCGGGCCGGTAATGCCGCTGGTCTTTGCGTCTATAGGCTCGTTGCTGGCAATAACAAGGCCGTCAATATTAGCTCCCAGCGGCAAGCCTCGTTTGTCTTTTGCCGAACGGTATTGATTACGCAGGATTTTACCGAGCCTGCGTTCGGCCAGATTCAAAATGCCGGTTTCAAGGGCGTTTCCTATTTCGGCGGCTTCGCTGCTGATGTCGGACGAATCGACCTTGCCGGTCTTTTCGAGCCAAACGTCATAGGCATTCCGAAATGGGTCTATCCCTAAGATAGCGGCCATATCGGAGCTTCCAATATGCTTACGCCGTAATTCTTTTTGTTGGTCTGTGATAGGCATTTGTGCTACCTCCTAATTGGCTTTCTTAAGGTCATTCATCCGTCCGCTTACGGTACTGCGTTCCCAGCCAAGATAAGTCGCTACATCAGCGATACAGGTTTCACCAAGCACACGGATAGCCGTTAAAACTTCTTTCTGCTGCTCAGTGAGATTGATGCTGTAATAAGCATCTATGCTGGTCTGGGTTACTGCGGTTTTCATGTATCAAGCCTCCCAATCTTGACACCGGCATCAGGATAATCACGAGGGACAAAAACAAACGTCAGTGCGTATCCAACAGTCTTGATGAATCTCCATATTCCTCTGATTGCTTTCATTATTTTTTACTCCGTTCTGCTGCAGAAAGCTTTTTGATTCTTTGTTGACCAGCCTTTACGATTAAGCGTCTGGCGGTATCGTGTGGCTTCCGTTGTTCAAGCTCTGATAATTTGATTACAACTTCGAGAACATCAGGATAAGTATTTTCATTGAAAGTAAGTTGCTTAATAGAATCAGCCATAACTTTGCCCTTATGAATAATTATTGACTTTCTTCATAAAACATCATAATTCATATCGGCACTATGTCAAGATTAAATTATGAAAAATTACGATATTTTATGTTATAAGGTTTGCAAATGTATGTGCATAATACACTTATGACGGAAAAAAATGTTTTATTACAAGGCAAAGTTTCAGAGAAATTAAAACAAATCAAATGCAACAGCAGGCAAATTGGAATCAACTGAATACAACCTTAATGAATATGCAACTACGGTATGGCAGGTAGATCAAGGATAATTCATGTAGGCTTGGTTTAGGTTTGGTATAGGTTTTATTGATAAACAATGTAAAAGATGGCACAAATAAGAAGATGTTCAAAGTTGATTAAGCCGCTTGTAAATCAAATAAATAGCGGGACTTAAGGTTAAAAATGAAGATTTTATGTTTTTTGAAAAATTCTAATTTGCATCCGCCGCTCCGCGAAGGTATAATGGCAGCCGAAAGGAATTGAAAAATGCTGCAAGCGGTCTTATGTCTGATTCCGGCGGTGATTGCTCTGCCTTATCACAGTCCAACCTATCAGTACTTTATCAATCGCGACTACGCTGTCTTAATCTACCATCCGGCCAGTGAAATGGTCTGGACAGAGATTGACGGCACAGACAACTGGGTCTGGATTGACAGCAAGGGCTATGCATACAAGGTAGGCGATAGATGGTTTTCAGATTCTTTTGATGTCCAGGTTATCAATCACTTCACCTTGCTGATTTTTTTCTCCGAGCACTGGCTCAAGCCGTGGGATATGAGAGACTTTGCCTTGCTGTCTCGATACTGGCAGCGCGGAGGCAAGTGGAGTTTGGAGACAATCGCCAACCTGCTGCACGATAACTGGCTGTGATATGTTAGCCGGCTATCTAACATCCTCAATAAAAACCGCCCCGCTGAGGGTCAGGCAGCAAGGCGGTCAGAAAGGAGTTTGGAACGAAAGTAAGCATATCAAGTCAGGCACAACGCGTCAGTAAACTACTACGGGTTTACACCCGTAGCATTATCTAAGCTTTCGTAAAGCGGGGGCCGGTCCGGCGTGAAACCGGCCCCCTTTTAGGAGGAGGTGATTAGAAGTCAGCTATTTGAATGTTGTTATAACCGTAACAATGAGCGAGATTATGGCAATGACCATCATAACATAGGCAAGGGTCAATCGCTTGCCTTCGTTACTGGCGGCCAACCTGGCCGGGCAATTTTTGTAATTGAGTTTCTGTATCGCCATATCCTCTTTAAGTCCCGGTTTGCCGTTGCCATACAGCGTTGTGTGGTGATCTTCCACCATAGGTTGCAGCCTGATCACCACATCATATATCTTGTTTATCT